GGAACACGTAGGAAAGTTCGAGTGACTCTATTACATGAGTATATCAAGGAGCTCGATAATTTTCCGATTGGTTTTGAGTCTATATACGAAACTGCTATGTTTGATATGCATGCAGTAAATTGTCTTGACATCGACGCTAATCGATGGATTACCATAGAAGTTTCAGATATTGTGCATTTTGTTGTACCTTAGGGGTTTACATTTGCGTAGAACTATGGTAGAATATATCTATATTCAAACGATGGAGAACACATATGGCAGTTCGTAAGAAAAAAGTAACACCGCGAGTCCGTCAGGGCATGGCGGGTATTCCGTTAGAAAACTTTGAAAAGGCTAAGTACTACATCCACTATGAGCTTGATAAAAAGCCTACAACGGAAATCGTTAAGACTTGGATCAAAAAGAACTTCTCAAAAGATGATGCTCGGGCTATTCTGGCAAATGCTGACTACTTCTTTCATATGTACTCGCACTATGCGACTGGTATCGTATGGGAAACCAATAACCTTGAACTTCCCGAAAAGTGGGCGAACCTTTTTAATCGTATGCGTGAATTCTATGGTGAGCTTATTGAACCAGGTAAGAAGATCTTAGCTGAAAAAGAAGCTGCTGCTCAAGCTCAAGGTAATGTAGTAGTACTTACACCTCACCAACGACTTCAAAAGAAAGTCAATGATACTATTATGTATGAAATTGACGATCTAGAAGATGAGTGGATTGAAGGTAAAGAAACCGATTTTGATATTTACAATCGGATGCGCTTCCATGATTTAAAAGGTGCGGCAATCGAAATCGTACGTAAACGGCTTGAAGGTTGGTTTGCTGATTATGATGATGCATACAACAAGAAATGCGAGCAAGCAGTTGAAGGTTACTCACATCTATCGCGTAAAGAACTAAAGCGTCGATTGAAAGTAACTGAATCTATGCTGGCTGATCTCGATAAATTGAAAGCTACTACCAAAGCTGTTCGCACTCGAGTAAAGAAACCTAAAGCTGCTGATAAGCAGGTTGCACGAGTCAAGTACTGTAAAGAGAATAACGATTACAAATTGGCTTCTATTAATCCAGTTCTAATCGTTGGAGCTATGAGGTTGTTTACCTTTAATGCGAAGACTCGTGTTCTTGCCGAATATGTTTCTGGTTCATCTGCTGGCTTTGAGGTAAGTGGTACATCCATTAAGAAATTCGATGTGGAAGCCAGCCGTCAAACTCGACTGCGTAAGCCTGATGATATTCTTCCGGATATTCTGAAGAAGACTCCTAAGCAGATCGATAATATCTTTAATGGTCTATCGACTAAGATCGCTGTGCCAAACGGCCGATTGAACGACGATACTATCATTCTACGAGCATTGGATAAATAACTATGATTGATATGGTTCTTGCAGTGGTGATGTCAGCGTCACCAGTGGATATGGAATGTTTGGCTAAAAACATTTATTTCGAATCACGCAACCAGTCACATTTGGGTCAGATTTCAGTGGCCCACGTGACTCTTAACCGTCTTGTTGATGACCGCTATCCCAATACTATTTGTGATGTAGTCCAACAAGGTAGGCAAAATGCAGATGGCTCCATGCGTAGACACCAATGCCAATTTAGCTGGTATTGTGATGGTCTCTCTGATCGACCTCGCAACGATGAGATGTGGGAACAATCATGGGATATTGCTGAAGAGTCTATGGATCTCTATATTCAAGGGATTGATGTAACCCGTGGCGCAACTCACTATCACGCAAAGAATGTGTATCCCAACTGGGCTCCAACATTAGATAAGATTATGCGAGTTGACGACCACATTTTTTACAGGTGGGATTAATGATCGAAGACTCAATATTAACTAAAAAGAAATTTGCTATGCTCGTTGAGGATAATGTTTCGAAGCATAGACTTTCTTATATGGATGCTATACTTAAAGTATGCGATGATCGTGAACTCGATCCAGCTGAAATTGGTAAATTAGTATCCCCCGTAATTAAAGATAAACTTGAAGCTGAGTGCATTGAACTCAGATTAATTGAAGGTACTACAAACCAATTGCCGGTATGATTATTAGAATGGAACCCTTTGACGCTTACAGATATTATCAGTCTCTCAAGCTCCACTTCGAGTCTAAGACTTACGATGCTGCTAAGTATAACTTCAAAACAAGCGCTAACCAGAAAAGTTTTTGGAAGCGTAATGATAAGTACCACTTTGCAAAAGTGGCTAAACGATTCAATGAAGTACCAGAATTGATTGGATTCTATGCTTCTCATTTTGTAAATGGAACCAAGTGGATTGGTGAAATGCTTACAGATGAAGAGGCATATCAATCTTGGTTGAAGCGTATGCAATCAATCTCGTATATCTTTGAACAGGATCTCAACTTTCTTTCACTTGAAAAAGAATCATTTGATGATTTGCTTTTGAGTACAGACAGTGAGCATCCTCCTATAATCACCTATTACCTTCAAGAAGAAATCTCTTTGGAGACTGTGGTGATTATAAATAAGCTTACCGGCTTTATGAACAAGGCCGATAAGGAGATTACGGAAACCATTGTGTGGCCGGACATCTCATTAAAAATCCGTAAGTACGATCCTTTCGTTCGAGTCAATCTCGATAAAATGAAAAAAATTGTGCTTAAGGTATTTACATCATGAATAAAATGGTGTATAATAGATCTATATTATGTGAACGTGGATAATTCAGTAAATACAACGCAATACAAGGAAAATACATATGTCTTTTGCAAATCTAAAATCTCGCTCTGGCGATATCTCTAAACTGGTTGCTGCAGCCGAAAAAGCTGGTGGTGGTGAACAAAAATCCTATGGCGATGATCGCTTTTGGAAGCCAACAGTAGATAAGTCCGGTAATGGCTATGCTGTCATCCGATTCCTACCTGCCTGTGAAGGTGAAGACCTACCTTGGGTCAAATACTGGGATCACGGCTTTAAAGGTCCAACTGGCCAGTGGTATATCGAAAACTCTTTGACTTCAATTGGTCAAGATGATCCAGTCAGTGAGATGAACTCTCAATTGTGGAACTCAGGTGTTGAATCTGATAAAGACGTTGCTCGTCAGCGTAAACGTCGTCTCCACTATGTCTCAAACATCATGGTAGTTGATGATCCATCCAACCCATCTAACAATGGTAAGGTATTCCTATTTAAGTTCGGTAAAAAGATCTTTGATAAGATTATGGATGTGATGCAACCACAGTTTGCAGACGAAGAACCAGTAAATCCATATGATTTCTGGGAGGGTGCTAACTTCAAATTGAAGATTCGTAATGTTGAAGGCTACCGTAACTACGATAAATCAGAATTCGCGCAGGCTTCTGCACTTAGCGATGATGATGAAAAGTTGGAAGGTATTTACAACAGCCTCTACAAATTGCAGGACTTCGTTGATCCTAAGAACTACAAAACTTATGCTGAACTAAAAGCTAAGTTGATGCGAGTTCTTGGTGAAACCGGTGCACCTATGGGTACTGCCGAGTCTGTAACTTTGGATGAGGTTCGTTCAGCGGCTCCAATGCGTGAAGAAGCAGAACCTATGGCTCAGGAAAGTTATACTCCTCAAACCTCTAATGATGATGAGGATGATACCCTAAGCTACTTTAAAAATTTAGCTAATGGC